GGGGACGCAGCCTATGTACTCAGGCACAGGGTACACCTCCAGCCCGCTCCTGTATTGCTTGAAATATAGTATCTGCTTGCCCACACGGCTCCTGGGGTTGAATGCCAGTATCCGATCCCAGTCCTTGTTGTTTTGTGGGTTGAAGGTCGGTATCAGGTCGTCGTTGTCCCTGTCCTTGTTGGCCCAATGTCTTGTGAAATAAAACAGGCTGTTCTTCTTGCTGCTCCTCAGGTAGCTGAAGTCCATGTGCGAGATGCTCGCTATCTTTGTCGCCGCCTTGTTCCAGATTATCTCCAGGGCAAAGCCCCCGAAAATCTCCAGATCCAACGCCACCTTGTCAAGTATGTCGTCCAGCGTCTCGTTCTTGTTCGCGCTGTCTATGAACGCCTGCAGCTCGACGTTGTCCTCCCCATCTATTGTCCATCCGTTGCCCGAGATAAAGTGTTGCTTGCCAGTCAGTATGGCATTGTGCTTCGCGGAGCGCTGCGAGAGCTTCAGGAGGTACTGTGGGTATATGTTGTCAAATCCATAGCTCATCCAGTCCTTGCCTCTTATCTCGCCGAACTCGGGGATGGTGTGCCTCGGGATGCCGGCGAAGAACATATTGACGACATCCTTCTTGACAATGTCCTTCTTCTTCCCGTGCCCATTGCCCATCTCAAACGGCTTTCCCCTTGGCTTTGTCATTCTGCGTATTTTGCGTTATTTTGTGTGAATTAGCGTTATACTAATAAATGTAAAAAGGGGAAATATTATTTAGATTTTAGCTGTCGTACGCCACAAATTCCTTGTCCTGCTTGTCGTACTCGGTGATCGCGATGCCTGTTCCTATCACCCTCACTCTCCCCACCTCCAATGGCACCTTATTGTCTGCCAGGTTGATGTTTAGGTTCGTGGTACTTAACTGCTCGTATATCTCGTACACATGGAACCCCTCCTTCAGGCTTACCTTGCCGACCGTCAAGTCCTCCGTGGATGTCTCCTCTATGGTGAACCGGTTGAATCGCCTAACGAAACTTGAGGTGTCGGCGGCCAAAAATATCTTCTCGGTGTTTGTTGAATCGTGTATGAACCTAAATAGGAACGTGGGATTAGTGAGCGTCCTCTTCTCCTCCAGGGTGAATATGGCTTCGTTTGTCGCTACCTTGTTTATTATTATCATAAAAAAAGGGACGGAAGTACCAACCACCGTCCCTTTAATTTGTTTTAACTATGTGCTAATTATGGAGCCGCTACCGTCAGAGTGTCTATCAGTGATGCGGTGACCACTACCATTGGTGCTACTTCCTTGCCCATGAAGGCTAATGTGTATCCGGTTAGATCACCGAATGCCTTTCCTGTCTTCGCCTCATTCGTTCCTATCTTGTCGCATCCCCTCTCCTCTCCCAGCAACCAAAATGTACCGTTGTTGTCCTTGATGATTATGTGCAACCTGTTTTGTGCCAATAATCTTAGCTCATTTCTTGAGCTTGCTGTGAGTTTCATAATGGTGAAGGTCAATACTTGTTCCCAGAATGTAGTCCCTGTCTCTACACTGACCTGCTCGGTCTCTACAAGCTCTGCGTTCTCCTTTTCTACCTCATAAGTCCAGAACTTCTTGCCGGTGTTCAACGTGAAGGCAGTTACTATGCCGGAGGCGGTTGTCTTGGCCGCTTCATTCTCCAGCTCGGTGATATAGACAGTCTCTATTCCACCATTGCCGTCGCGGCAATCTATCTGTCTGCCCTGTAAAAGATTGCAATCGTCAAGTGCCATTATGCGTTAGTGTATTCTACGATTTGATTTCCGTAGGCGTGGTTAGCCCCTCGTTTGAACTCTGTAACGAACCGAACCTCATCAGCCTCTCTTGCAAAGAACATCTCAAAGCGCTCCTCCTCATGCAAGAGGTCAAAGCCGATGAATAGGTTCTTCTTTGGTGAGGCGATTATTCTGTTCGTGTTATCCAGTCCGTGTACCGCCTTTAAAACAATGTTGCTATTCTCTATGTTCATCTTGAAGTCGTTGCCTGCATCCCCGAACTTATGGAACAGGTTGTCAGTCGCCAACTTGTTCTGATAAGTCGTGAACGTATCGTATCCACAGAAGACCATCAGGTCAGGATTGCCAAGCACCCTTGCGGGTATCTTAACATAAATATCCTGGAAGATGGTTCTAATATTTGCCGCGTTGATCGTTGATGCAATAGCCGAGATGACATTAGCATCGGCATCAATGAGCTTTAACAAGCCATCATAGTGCTTCAGGATATTGTCGCCACTGGTGGTGTCCCCCTGCCAGTCTGCTGTCTCCAAGTCCTGCAATATGATCTCCACCTTCTCGTCTACAATTATCTGCTCAAAGGGAATGCTCTTATACAAACTACCGGGGCTAAGTGCCTTCTGGGTGTACTTGGCCTCTAAATCTTTGGGGCACAGAGCCTCATTGATCTTTATCTTGCCAATGGTAAGAGTTCTCTGGGTAAAGGTAGTGGTTCCTGAGGAGTTGAATCCGCAAGTACCCCCCGCCTGAAACTCGGAAGTGGTGGCAATCAAATTAATCTTCTCTGAACTCTTTATGCCGGGCATTGAGTTGATCAATGCGGCAGTCTCACCCTTGAAATGCAAGTTAGCTATTAGCTTCTTCTCATTTTCAATGGTAAAATTCGTCAATCCCGATACTGTAAAACTCATGATGGTTTATTTTATGGTTATTTAATTTTTTCCTGTTCTCCAATCTTTCAAGTCTGCCCTGTAATCAGCAAGAGCAGCGGTAATATCAACTGGCTCATTTTCATTTCCAAATGTTTCTTTGCTTCCTTTTGATTCTTCCGAAGGTTGCTTAGATATGAGCTCCACTATCTTGAACGTTTGCCTCATTATCACACTTAATGTGGCATGCTCCTTTTTTATCTCCTCGTTGTCTTTCTTCAGTTCTTTGTTTTCGGTCTTCATCGTCTCTACTGTTACGCCCAAGGCTTTCAACTGTCCTATAAGCTCTTGTACCTTTGCCATATCTTCTTCCTCATTGGCTGCCTCTGGCTTAGATACATTAGTGATCTTGCCGTCCTGCACGGTGATGATCATTCCATTTTCCAACTCATGGTCGCCATCAGGTGCTTTCTCTTGTCCGGTGTCATCCACGACAAATATGTCAAGCCCGATCTTGGGGGTGTCCCCTTCGTAGCGTAGAATCTTTCCGTCTTTTGTTCGCACATCTACGAACTCCTCCTCGGTAGTGGTCTCTTTTGTTATATTTTTTATCACCCCGTTCTTTACGGTTATGATGTCCTTGTTATCTTCAAACTTATATCTTCCGTCAGGAGCAGCGATTTCTTCCTCGTCCTCTTTAATAAAGACCTTTTCTGCCACCTCTATCTTTTCTGGGAGAATTAAATTGGTTCCGTCCATTATCTTGTCCTCAGCTTTGGCGGAAAATGTAAGTGTGGCTATTAAAGCATTGATACCTTTCTCTAAGGCGGGTATCGTTTTTATGGATTTTTCAAGTTCTTTGTTATCTTTGCTCATGATTAAATAGTTTTTAGTTTATATAAGTAAATGTAAATTTCTCAAAAATTATTGTTTATGCGTTGTTAATTATGTCCACCACTTCCTCTATCAGCTCCTCTGTCTGCGGATGCAGGAACTGCTGCTCAAATATTCCCTCCACCGAAAAGCCGTTGAACTCACCGGTCTTGATGAAGTTATCCCACACATCCTTATTGTCAATCTTGAAACTTCCGAACCAGCTTCCATCTGGTAATTTGTCAAATCCTTTCGGAGTTTCTATACCCCTACTCTCGTCAATCAGGAAGCTCTCAAACATATAGCATCCCTCTATCTTTTCCTCCTCGTCGTGCTCCATGTTCACGTTGCCCTGGAAGCCATTCTTGAAGAACTTATGTACTATCTTCTCTATGGTCTCTCTGTCAAAGATCACATAATACTCTCCACGCTCCTCGTCACGCCTGTAGATGGGAAGATTGGCTACTATCAAGGCGCCAGATATTATTTTTCGGTCTTCATCATGTACTTGGAAAAGTTCTTTGACATTGTCAAATGCCTGCCATAGACGCTTTATGGCGGGATCTCCCACGAAGGCTATGAAGTTCACGCCCATCTCCTCTTCATCGGAAAGTACAAGTTTATATATCGGCAATTCCCTGTCCATACTAATAAATGTAATTTTTCAGAATATTATTGTTTATTCAAACGTTACATTGTCCTTAAGTCTCTTTATCTTCCTTTGCGTGTCTGTCATTTCTGTCTCTACCACAAATGCCTTTACTGGTGGTATCTCCTGTTCCTCTTGTATTGTGCCGTCGGGATTGAGGCGTGTCCTGCCCACTGCTCCTAACCTGGGGCCTTCAGTGGGAATACGACCGCCGCCTCCTCCGATACCTCCGCCACCGCTTGGTACAGTTAACGCCGGTGCGGAGGGGCCAGGAGCCTTAGAGAGTAGCTTTTTCGCCTTTGCTATGTTCGCCAAGATAGTTCCTATGCGAATTGCTATATCCGCTACCAGAAGACCGGGTACAAGATTAGCAGGATTGGTGGTCGCTTGCCTCACTGCCCCCGCAATGGCGACGGCTGTGTCTATTGCCAACTCCGCTATGGCTATCGCCTTGGCGAACTTGGCGGCCTTCTCCTCGTTGTTTATAAGTATCTCGCCCAGCGAGGCTATTGACCCCACCACGCTACGGGCAATGGATATGCGTGCCTCCGCAAGTGCCTGTCGTTTTGCCAAGTCCTCCGCGGCTGCCTCGTCGTCCCTTGCCTTCTGTTCATCCTTGAACTTAGTGTCTATATCCGCCAGTTGTGCCTCAAAATTTGTCTTTAACTGAAATCTCAACTCATTCTCTATTTCACTCTCGCCTATTATGGCCGCCAGCTTCTCCTCAAACTCTATCTGTGCCAACTCCTCCGCTTGCAGTTTTTCATCGGCAATGGCTGCTACCTTTTCAAGTTTTAGCTGTTTCTCTAAATCCGCTATCTCTTTATCTTTTGTGACTTTGTCCTCTTTTGCCTTGTCATCTATTACCTTCTGATCTTCAGCCTCCTTTTTTATTCGTTCTTTATCTGCTGTTGTTATTGCATCTCTTATAGCTAAGTCTTCCCTTAATAATGATTCTCTTTTTGCTACTATTGCTGCAAGCTTAGAGGATGATTGTTCTTGTAAACCTAATAACGCTATCTCTGCATCTGCTTGTCGCTGCAGGTCTTCCTCCAGGCTCTCTCCAAGCTCTACCTGCTTGGCTATTATAGCTAATCGTGCCTTTGCATTTGCTACCTCCCTTGCTAATACTTTCTTTTCTAAAGCAAACACTTTATCCAGTGCACCTATACGTTCCTGAAGGGGTCTGTTAAGCTCCTCAACAACCAATAGTTGTCCTGCAATAAATTCGTTTGCCTTCGCCCTCTCCACACCCACAAGACGTTCCGACTTTATTAATTGATCTAATCGTTCCTGAAGCTTAGCTGCCTCTGTAGCTTCTCTGGCAATCTCATCACCAAGTCCGCTAAACGCCTCTGACATCTTATCTATTGCTGCACCCGGATCGGTAAATATTAATGTAAGTGCTTCACCCAATAAGCTCAATCTATCTGTTATAACATCAATGGTTGCCCCCCATGCTGCCATAACTTTATTTATTACTTCAACTCCTTTCTGTGTTTTTGTAAAAAAGGAAACTAAACTTCCAAGTAAAACTACAAATGCACCTATACCCGTTGCTATCAGAGCAAACTTAAATGCTTTAAGGATTAAATTAGTACCTATGGTAACTGTTTTAAAGAACGTCATTACTCTGGTCAAACCCTGTAGACCTATTATCGTAAAACCTATTATCTTTTGTAGGGCTACATTTCCAGAGGCAAACAGCCCCGCAGTTACCGTTGAGGACGTTAAGCCAGCCGTAACCTTACCTGTGAAGTTCTGAAAGGAGCTGGTGATCTTTTTAGTATCTACGCTCTTTACCTTCTTCTCCAATGCACCCACCTCCTTGCGTACATCCCCCACGTTCTTTGAGCTCTTGCCTGTCTCTACCCTTAAGTCAAGTTTTATTTCTTCTGCCATATCATTT